CTGTCTTAAGTTACCGAGCATGCATCGCGAAGAAGACTAAAAAGAGAATTGAAGTAAGGTACTCATTTTGTTGTTATAACTGACTGTCTTAAGTTACCGAGCATGCATCGCGAAGAAGAGATTTTGTATTTTGGTGTTTCCGCGGCTTTTGCCGTGGGCATCACTTTGCTTCTTTGGTTGTTGGTGCAGATTTGGAATAAATTCCGAGCTTTGAAGTATTCGATTTCGGATATACCATTGCCCGGTTTTAATCCTTTTGATGGTCCGACTGTTACTTGCACGTGTGAAAATTCTTGTCAGAAACACGTGACTCAGTTGGAATCCGCTGTTGTGGGATGCAATTTTATTAGCGTTCCCCGATCTAAGATCCCTAAAGTACAAGTGGCACTGTATTCTATGACGAATAATTCGCGCCTTGAAAAATATTTGGGCGCTGCAGTCCGAATTGGCGACTATTTGGTCGCGCCTCATCATGTGCTGGCGGCTAGCGAAAAGTTTGGCGCTTTGTCGAACTCTGAACCGGCTACGGCTTTTTGGTTGGACGCGGCTAATTTTGAGTCGTTGGATGGAGATTTGGTGGCTACATCGCTATCGGAATCTTCGTTCGCGTTGTTGGGCTTGGCTAAGGCTAACCTTGCAACTGTGGACGGACCGTCGATGGCAGCTATTACATCTGCTTCTCGAACGCCAGAAATTTCGTTTGGAGTATTAAACCACGACCCCAAGATTTTTGGGGGGATGATCTTTGGGGGTTCGACTAAAGGCGGGTTTTCTGGAGCCGCGTATATGATTGGAAAACAGATCGCTGGAATTCACTTGGGTGGTGGAGTCGTGAATTATGGTGTGAATGCTACGTATATACAAGCGCTACTGCGAAAACCGGAAACGGCTGAGTGGTTAAATATGTTGAGGAAGAAAAATGGTCCGTTGAAATATTCGAGATCAAAATTCAACCCCGACGAGGCGCAAGTGTTTGCGTATGGTAGATACCATACTATCGACTTGGCTCTTTTGGAGGGTGATATCGAAGAACCGGCTGGGGATACCTATATGCCGGCTCGTGAGGTGGAAGTAAATATGTCAGAAAGTTTTCCCCCCCAGTATGTCGATGTTGCGGCACCTTTGGTGGAAGCCGTCAACAGTGGAAAAATTGAGATGGAGCTGCGTTTGGCAGCTATGTCAACGGAAGAGTCTTTAAAAGGAAGAACCCTTCCAAAAAAACTTGGATGCGGCCGAGGTAGTCTCGGCCGAAACGAGCGACTATCTCAAGAACCACCTGGCGATTTTGCGCAAGATCGAAGAGAGAACGATGGTTCTGCAGTCAGTGCAGGACTCAGTGTCGAATCGGTATCGCGAAATTCAGAATATGTTGGCGGAAGTTCCGAAGAGTGCGGAACGGACTGTACTGGTGGAAGAAAACGAAAGATTGAAGAAAGAGTTGACGGAGATAAAGAAATTGAAGACCTCTGTCAATGCCGACGTGTCTTTAATGAAGGTGATTCCCAAAGCTGTTCGACAAGCACAGGCTCGCGCTGCGCGCGGGGATTTGTTGATGAAGTTGAAGGCGGAGGGAAACGATTTGGAGCAAGTGATGCAAGCTCTAGTGGACAAGGGGTTGGTTTACCGTGTGGCAGGACCTGTTGGAAATGTCGTAACCACGGTTGCCAAGTCCCCCGCAGAGAACGTCAATCAGAGTCAACCATCATTGATATCCCAGAACTCGAGCGATTGAGTCCTGGGTATTTTAGTGAGTTTGTTTGGCCCAAAGTTGACACAAAAGCTGTAGATGAATCGCTTTGCTATCATGCGAAGCGGTTCGTCGAAGCTAGCTCCCAATTGGATCAATCCCTCATGACAAAGACTACAGGCATTGTACAAAAACTTGAACGGATGTATTCATCAACAAAAGTGGTTTGGAAGGGTTGGCCCTCTGATTTTAGAAAGTTTATTGTCTCAAGCGTTGATTGGAATTCTTCACCTGGTTGGCCGTGGAAGGCCCACTGGACCACCAATAGAGACCTTTTTGGTTTCGATGGTGTTAATGTGGACCCCCTAAAGCTGGCCATGGTTGAGAATGCTGTCCGTTTGCGCTGGGAAGAACTTAAAATCGGAGTTGTTGCCGATCCCATTTTCCCTTTTGTTAAACCAGAACCTCATAAGGTCTCGAAAGCTGATCGTAAAGCTTGGCGATTGATTTCAGGTGTCGGGTTAACCGACACTCTTGTCGATCGCATTTTGTATGGCGATTGGATGGACGAGATGATTGAGCGCTGGATTGAAATACCTTCGAAAGCTGGTTGGTCGCCTCAACAGGGCGGTTTCAAGTGGCTTGCAAAGAGTTTCAGAGACAAAGTTCCGTTGTCAGTTGACAAATCGTCTTGGGACTGGACTGTGAATGAGTGGCATGTAGCCATTCTAGAGCGGCTGGTTCCGAGAATGTTGTTTGGTATTGGTGATGATTGGAATGCAGTTTTCCGAAACCGTATGCGAGCTCTCTTCCATGCTGGTTTTCCGGTTTTTAAAATGTCGTGCGGATGTAAATTTGAACAACTCGTTACAGGTATTATGAAGTCGGGGTGCTTCGGCACTATTGGCTTTAATTCTATCTGTCAGGTTGCGTCACATTTAAGTGCCGGCGGCAGTGAAACCGATTTATTCTTCAGTTTGGGAGATGACACCGTCCAGGAGATGGTGAAAGATTTGGTCGTTTATATGTCAGCTCTTAAGGCAACTGGAGCTATTGTTAAGGAAGCTGATGTCGGGTTTCCAATAAAGTTTGGTGGACATGACTTTTCCGAAGATGGGTGTGAGCCCAGTTACCGGAGTAAGCATATGTTTCTCTTGCGTTATTTGGATGCCGATGTCGCTGCTGAAACTTTGGACTCCTACAGACATTTGTACGCCTTGAATGAAGAAGTTGGTGACTTCTTGGAGAAAGAAACCCTCCGTTTGTTTGGCCCGAAAGACGTCCTCTCTCGTGATTATTTGCGAGAGTGGTATCTATCGCTCGAGTGATCTGAGCGCATGGCACACGTGAAAACAACAGCGCAAAAATTTGGGAATTAAAATTGCGTGCTTGGGGCCGTG